AGAAAAATCTAACGTATCTTTGATCAAAAAAGAAATCAAAGAATCTACACGTTCTTACCCTAAACAAGTTGGTGTAGATAATGCTGGCAAGCCAATCTATGAAAAAGCTGAAGTTAAAGTTAGTCCTTATGATTCCATTAAGGTTTCTAGCCCATGCCCAGCTTGGATTAAAAAATAATTCATCATCAAATAATTATTTTTAGTATTTTAAAACAAATAAGATATTACAAAGTTCAAAAAACCATAAAATCTGCTAAAGACATTTCCCTAAGATAGTTCATCTATCTTAGGGATTTTCTTTATACACATTATAATGAGATGCTTTAGACATATTAGCTTTTTAACACAATGGATACATATAATTGTAGGATGTGCAGTGGTTCGTACTTTTTCTATTTTACCTCAACCATATAAAGAGCATAATAAAATCATAGTTCATCCTACCATATTATATTCAATCCAAACTGATACAGTATTCCCTAAGGGCTTTCATAGTCCTTAGGGGTATTGTATTGTCAAACATATAGGTAGTGTACGTTGTTGCTACCAGTACACGTATGTTTCATTACAATTTTCCTCGATAATATATACTTGCCCAAGGGTCTTAATGGTCCTTGGGCGGTATATATTGTCATTTTGAACATTAGGATAATCTTATAAGAAAGGAGGACCTTATATTGGGACTCAAGATCACAAATTATCTTAAGAATCTTGGTAAGTCAGTAAAGTATGCTGCTATCGAGGGATTTAAGACAAATTACGATACTACATATAAATCGTTTGATCAAGCTAGTACCGCTACTAAAGAAACAGTAAATGCTATCGTTAACTACAGACAAACTTTCAGAAAAGCTCAAGAGTATTTAATGAAAACATCTGCTTATGAAGCGTCTAATCTAGCTCTCAAAAGTGCCAAAGAAGACTTAAAATCTGGTAAGCTCTGGAACCAAGATCGTGCCGATAAAGTCATGTTTGGTGGAGACGATGATGATTTTGACTGGAACTTTGATGAAGACTCTATAGGTGGAGATGATAGTGATAGTGGCTTAGATATCACTGATGGTGATAGAGCTGTAGCTAAAACTGTACATGAAGCATCTAAAGCTAATGCTGATCAAATTTCTGGTACTATCTTGAGTGCAGCTAAGTATAATGCAGATGTGACTAAACAGACTGCATCATTTATGTTTGCACAACAAGAACGATTATTTGGTAATTTAAATAACTCTATTATGGGTCTTGGTACTACAATGGGTAATATGCAAAACTTCATGACTACAAACATGCAGACGCATATTGAAAACTCAACCAAGTACTTTGAAGAGTCGACTAAATATCAACGTGAAAACAATGCTATCTTGAAAGAACTCCTTGATATGGAACGTGAACGTTTCAAAGAATGGAATACCGGTCGAGATGCAGAGAAGAAACGTCAAGATAAAGGTCTCAAACAAGATATCACTGATATCCTATCCAATGGTGTAATGGATTGGGGTGCTTATGGTAAGCATCTTAAAAAGGGATTCATTGACCAAGCTGAGAATTTTGGTCTTGGTATGATTAGTAAAGAAATGCTTATGGGCATGGCTGCTAATCCACTACAATATATTCCAGCGTATCTAGTCCAAAGAGCAATGGGTAAACCATTAGAAAAAGCTATTGGCGGATTTAATAAAACCTTAACTGGTTTATTTAATCAAATCAATGCTGATCTATTACGATCTAAAGATAAAGAGGGTATGGGTGGTATTCTAGCCAGTATCTTCAGTGTTAAGATAGCTAATAAAGATAAGATTGATACTAGTAAATACTTTAAAGGTCAAGTACCTTTTGATGGTATGACTCGTAAATCTATCGTAGAAGTTATCCCAGCTTACTTAGCTCGTATCGAATCACTCTTGGGTGGTGAAGAACGTATCTATGACTTTGATAAGGGTAAATTCTCTTCATTAAAAATTCTTGAAAGAGAAAAGAAAAGAAGAGATAAATCTTATAAAGATAGAGCTGGTTCTGGTATTAGAAATGCATTAGAAGAAGATATTAAGAAAATAGCTAAGTCTAAGAAACTATCTGCTAATGAATTAAAACGATTAACAGATATGATTCCTGATGTTGAAGAAAGACTTTGGAATAGTAAGGGTTCTTTTGATGAAGTAATGGAAGCCTATGGTGATGATTCATTCGGTAAATTACTTAGATTCCTACGGATGAATAAGAACTCTAGAACTTATAAAGAATCTAAAACCTTAGCTGCTGAATATGCTGATGCTTTCCGTAGCCAAGCAGAGTATTATCAAAACCAAGAAAAGGCTGGTTGGTCTCCTGAAGCTATGATGAATAATCGTAGCAAAAATAAAGGTGACGGTAAAAGTGCTATTCAAGCCAATAATGAAATGATGAGCAAAGCAATGGCTAGTCAAGAATCTATCTTTAAAGCTATGCTTTCTGAACTTTACTTAATCCGTACAAATGAATTCCGTAAAGGTAAGAAGCTTGGTGTTAGAAATAGACTTAATGCTACTGCTGCTCCAGATTACATTGATACTGACTTTATTAAATATAGTGTCTTGAAAGAAAATCGTGCTGAAACGATAGAAGAAACTTATGAAAAAGTTAAAGCTAGTAATCCATCTAGACCTAAAGATGCTCCAGTAGATCCAGATGATGTTGGTAAGACTTTAGATGAAGTTGATATCAATAAACTTAGTAGTGTCTTTGGTGAAGATAAAGGTAAGTTTGATAATGTAACTAATGCTAAAGGTCTTAAAGGTAAAGGTAAAGCTGCTTTAAGTAACTGGTATGAAATCCTTAAGAATCCTAGACTATTTGCTGCTGAAGTTATTACTAAAGTAGATGATAGTTTATACCAATTCTTCTTTGACCATGAAACTGGTGAAAAAGATGAAGATGGTAACCAAATTCGTGGCTTCTATGATAAGATGGCTTTTGAATTAAAAACCACTTTTAATAAAGTTAGAGATTGGTTAGATAAGAAATTCTGGGAACCTATAGTCAAAAAAGGCTGGGGTAAGATTAAAGACTTCGCTAAAGACTTTGGTCTAGACTGGTTTAATGATGCTAAAGATTCTGCTAAGAATGCTCTAACTGGTGCTGGTAGTAAATTAGCTGAATTAGTTCGTGGTAAACCAGGAATGAACCCTCTTCAAGCTGAAGCATTAGCTAGATCTATAATGTTTGGTCCTGCACCTAAAAGTTTTCTAGATCCAGAAGATCAATTAAAGAATATTGCGGCTGGGTATCAAGCAGCTTTCGATCAATCATCTGCTTCTAGACAACCTAAATTTAAACCGGTTAGTAGTAATAAGGGTGCTCCACTTTCTACTGGTACCCAATTCGAAATATTAGCTAAACGAGCATTTAATCATAGGGATGGTTATGCATTCGGCTCTCTATCTGTACCTCATACAGCATTGACTACTGTATCTAAAGGTGAGTTAATTATCCCATCTGATTTGAATCCATTCAATCCAGATATAGATAAAGCTGATCGTAAGAAAGATAAACAAGATGAATTACGATTAAGAAATAAAATCTTATCTCATGCTGAAGGTGGTAACTTACTTGATGCTGGTAAGAACTTCTTACAAACAGTAAAAGATAAAGCTCCTGAAGGAATGATCCAAGGTAATACTGTAAGAGAAGTTGTCGGAAGTGCTTTAGAATTTGCTGTAGGTAAATTATCAGGTAAAGTTGAATCAACTGATGGTAGTGCTTTAGGTCAAGCTGCTAAGGCTACTGTATCTGCTGCTTGGGAAACTGGATTAAATAAAGTAGAAGACTATGCTAAGACTATTGATCCAGAGGTAGGTAAAGCTCTCTCTAGTGATATAGCTAAACTTAGAGGTAATAGTGCTAAATTTGCTGGTCGTACTGGTGTAGCAGCTGGTGCTGGTGCTTTAGGTGCAACTGCAATATTTGGTCCTGGAGGATTATTAGCTGGTGCTGCTATCGGTGCTGCTGCTAATATTATCCGTGAAAGTGATACTGCTAAGAACTTCTTATTTGGTAAAGAAATGGCTGATGGATCCCGTGAAGGTGGTCTAATTAGTCGTAAGCAACAAGCTTTATTTAAGAAGTATATGCCTGACCTTGGTAAAGGTGCAGCTGCTGGTATTATTCCTAGCTTAATGCTTGGCTTTGGTCCAGTTGGTGCTATTGCTATTGGCGGTGCTTATTCTCTTGCTAAGAATAATCAAAAAGTTAACGAAAAGATTTTCGGTAAAACTTATTATGATAAAGATGGCAATGAAATAGGTCGTAAAGATGGATTGATTCCTAAGAAAGTACAAGAATACGTTAAGAAGAATATACCTAAGATTGCAGGTTTTGGTGGAGCTGCTGCTTTACTAGATCCTACAGGAATGGGTTTATTAATGAACTTTGGTCTTGGTGCTGGTTTAGGTCTTATTGGTACATCTAGTAAATTCCATGATATGATTCTTGGTAAGAAGAATAAAGATGGTGAACGTGAAGGTGGTCTAGTAGGTGCTTTAAAAGACAATGTAGTAGATCCAATACGTCGCTTCGGTACAACTTTATATCAAGATTTCTATAAGTTTATGGATTATAACTTATTCAGTCCTTTAAAAGGTACTGGTAAGATGCTTGCACAAGTCTTTAAGAATATGGGACGTAGCATGAAATATGGTATGTTTAATATCTTAGAGAAAGCATTTGGTGGTCCATTCAGTATGCTTATTGGTAAGCAAGTAAATGATATGCTTCTTAAACCTTTAGGTAGAATCCTTGGCACTACTTTCGGTGGTATTGGTGATTTGGCTAAATTTGCAATCGGTAGCCCTATTAGAGGTATTGGTTGGGGATTAAGAAAATTCAATAACTGGGGTAATAGAGGATTAATTAAGAGAGGTCAAGCAGATCATTTAAGTGCTAATGAACGTCTTAACCTAATGGAAGGTAGAAATTATGCTAATCGTGAACGTGATATGGCATTAGCTACCGCATCTGTTGAAGACTTAAATACACTTGAAAGTAGCTTGAGTATCTTTAATAGCCAATTTAAAATTGGTGGAGGTGCTGAACGTTCTACCGTTAAGCGTCTAGAAAGTAAGATTAAGAAATACTTACCAGCTTCTGCTGTTAAGAAAGTTTGTCAATTTGCTTATGATGGAAATACTAGAGATGCAGCTGCATTTATTTCTAGTTTAGATATTCCTGCAAATGATAAGAAAGCAGTAATGAATGCATTTGAAAAAGAAGTAGAATTTATTCAAGCTGCTAGAGGTAGAAAGAAATTTAGCGATGAGCAAATGAAAGCTGCCCATGAAACTCTTAAGAAGTATAATATTGATCATACAGATAGAAAGTCCTTAGGTATTGCTTTAGACCAAGTAAGTGCTGAACGTAGTCGTGCAGAAGATGCTGAACGTCTAATTGGTAAAAATGGCGAGAAATTCACTACCGAAGAAGCTAAGAACGTAGCTGAAGGTATGTCTCAAACCAATGATATCTTATCTCAAATTAGAGATGCTTTAATTAAATCTGAAAATGGTGCTTATGATAAAAACTATTATGATGATTTAACTAGAGCTAAAGATGAAAAAACAGTTGAAATGTTTAGAGGCGAAGTTGATTCTGATTCAAGAAGATTTGTTAATCAAAACTTAGGTCATCTTGACGTTACCGGTAATAATGCTTCATTTATTATGGGTAAGAAAAATAAACGTAAGTTAAATGCTCTTAAGAAACTTCCTGAAGGTACTAAGATTGATTTAGATGCTTTATCTAAATTAAGTACTAAAACTCTTAAACGCTATTCTCAACTTGCTATGGTAATGGGACCTACAGCTATTCAATCTATTGGTGATCCTGCAGCATTAGCTCCAGAAAAAATTGCCGATGGTGCATTTAAAAGCTTGGTTAAAATTGCTACTTATCTTGGTAGACATGATAAAGATTTCAACTTTAAATCTCCATTATCCAATTATATAGGAATGTCTGCTGAGCAGCTTAAATACTTTGAACAGCTTATCGATTATGGTATGGATCCATCTATCTCTTCTCAAGCTGCAGACTGGGCTTGGAATAATAGATGGCAATTTACTAATGCTAGTACACCAGATGAACAAGTTGCATTCACTAGAATGATTGGTGATATTACTAAATCTACTGCAACTAATAAAGCTGCCAATACTGCAGCATCTACTGTAGCTGGTAATGCTGCTAATATTGCTCCTAAAACAGCTGCTGCTAGTCAAGCTAATGAAATTGCTCAAACTGGTACTCATAAAGAACGTTCTGTTGATGCTGATGGTAATGAAACCTATGAATCTACAGATGGATCTAATAATAAAGCTGATACCGAATCTGCTCATGATAAGAAGAAAGAAGAAGATGCTAAAGATGAAAAGAATGCAGAACGTCAAGGTTCTATATTCTCTAAAGCTCTTGGTAAACTTAAAGGATTTGGTGATTCTGCTAAAGAAGGTGCCAAAAATGTTAAAGAAAAATCTCAAGGCTTCTTACATGATATAGTAGATGGAATCTTTGGTAAAGGTGGTGGATTATTTGGTGGTCTAGGAACTATCCTTGGTGGTGGTTTACTATTATCATTCTTAGGTCCAATGCTTCCAGAGATTGGTAAGATCTTGACTCATACTTTATTACCAGCAATTGGTGGTTTCTTAAAGAATACTGTAATTCCATTATTCGTTAAAGGCGTAGGTAGTGCTCTTGGAGGATTACTTGACGGCTTTATTGGTAAAGAAGAACAGCAAGAAACCGATGAAAATGGTAATCCTGTATTTAATCCTGATGGTACTCCTAAAATGAAAACTACATACAATCCTACATTAGGTGGTATGGCAGTCAATGGTGGTGTCTTAGGCTTCTTAGGATATAAAACATTTAAAGCTGGTAGAGCTATCTATAAAGGTGTCAAAGGTATCGGTAAAGGTATTGGCGGTGGCTTAAAATTAGGTAAAGCTGGATTTAGTTTCGCTAAAGAACTTAAACGTTCTAAGAGCTTTGGTAAATCTTGGAGAGCTGGTAAGTTTGTCTATAAGAATACTAAACTTGGTAAAGACATAGGTAAAATTGCTAAGTCCTCAGAAGATGCAGTTAAAGCAAGTCGTTTAGGTAAGTTATCTTCATCTATTATGAGTAGAGCTTTCGGTGCATCTAAAGAAGGTTTATCTAAGATTGGCTGGGCTATTCGAGATAGAGCTGGTGTTGCTGGATCTGCATTACTAGATGGTACTGCTAAGAATGCTGTTAAGAGTAGTGGTTTATTCTCTAAAGCAGCAGATTTTGTTAAATCTGGTATAAGTAAAGTTGGAGAAGTTGCTTCTAAAGCTGCCGATAAAACTATGGATTTCTTAAAAGAAATCTTAACTAAAGGTATCGAAAAGATCTCTACATATTTACCTAAGTTAGCTGAGAAAGGTGCACAATTTGCTCCTAAATTAGCTACTATGATATTAGATGGTATCAAAGGTTCTGCTAAATTTGCTAAACTTTTAGCTAAAGCTGGTACTTATGTAGGCGTTACTGCAATTACTGCTGGTATTGGTGGTATCGTAATTGGTATCATTACAGCATTAGACTTAGCTGCTTCTGTAACTACAGGTATTAGTCGTTGGTATAACGTTGCTGAATGTCTTGCCGATGAACAACCTCCAAATGATGATGTTAAATGGGTAGCTGGTTTGGCATCTGCCGTTGACTCTGTATTATTTGGTGTAATCGGACCTCAATTATTCTTCAAAATCTTAGCTTATATTTGGGATTTGAATGATGTATTAGCTCCAATGCAACAACGTGCATTAGCTGCATTGAATCAATATAACCAAACAGCTGAAAAGAAATTAGATTCTGTTGAAGAATATAATGATGAAATCTACGATAAGGATAAAGGCTTCATAGATGATATTAAGACTGCCTTTGGCGGAAGTGATTCTAATAAGAAGACTCCTGCATATAAACCAAATGCTCAACAGTTAGCATCACAAACTCCTGCTACTCCTGGTGCTCAAGGTACTGGTAAGAAAGGACCTCTAGGTGCTGGTAGTGGTACTGCGAATGGTAATGGCTTATTAAGTGGCATGCAAAGTGACATGAATAAGCTTTCTCAAGGAACTAGTGGTTTAATGGGTAATCTTGTATCTCAAGCTGGTGATTTACAAGCACAAGTTTTAGGTACAGGTAAATTCTTTAAACAAAAAGATCCTCGATATGCTAATATCGGATTTAATACCTCTGGTGATAGTATAAATCAAACTATTGGAGATTCTGGATGTGGTCCAGTTGCTGGTGCTAATGCTCTTATGGCACTTGGTACAGGTACGATTAATCCAGCTGAAGCTTCTAGTTTCGCATTATCTGGAGGGTATAAGGGTACTGATACTGGTGTTGCTCCATCCTTCTTTGAAGGCTATGCTGCAAGACATGGTGCTACATCTTATTCCACTGATGCTCAAGGTACAATCAATGCTTTGAAATCTGGTAATCCAGTTGTACTTCAAGGTGAATCTAAATCTGGTACTTCTAATAGTCATCCATTTGGCTCTTATCCTCACTATGTAACTGCTACTGGTTATGATGCAAGTACTGGTAAAGTTACAATTCAAGACCCTGAGTCTAATCGTGATAATGCTACATATAATATCAAAGATGTATTACGTAATACTACAACTGCTAATGCCTTTGGTAGAGGTAGATTGTATGGACGTGGTAGTCGTGGTAGATTTGGTATGGGAGTAAGATTCGGTAAAGGTGCAGATGTACCTGAAACTGTATGGAACTTCTTGGCAAGTAAAGGTGTTGCTTCTGTCGCTATTGCTGGTATCATGGGTAATATGTGGGCAGAATCTAGATATAATCCTTCTGCTAACCAATTAGATAATGAGCCTAATATGAATCCATATAAAGCAGGTGTTGGTTTATGTCAATGGACTGAAACTCGTAAAGATACACTTAACTCTGTTGCTGCTGGTATGGGTACAACTTGGACTGACGTTAACGCACAGTTAACCCATCTATGGAATGAAATTGGACCTGGTGGTTATTATCATGAACATCTTCAAGCTATGTGTAAGATGTCTGATGTTGCTCAAGCTACACAATATTGGTTCTCTAACTTTGAAGTTGGTAATCCGGCATATGCTCACATGGATGAACGTATAGCTGCAGCTCAAGAAGCATTCCAAAAACAAGGTAAAGGTATTAAGACTGAAGGTAATATTAAAGGTGGCTCTGGTCCTACAAAGAAACCTGGATTATTATCTCCACTCTTCGATATGTATAATTCCATTAAATCTAACTTAGGTTCAGTACTTGGTATTGACTTAGGTGGTAATATTGGTGGATCATCTGGTGCAGTTGGTGGTGTAGGTGGAGCTGTCGGTGGCGGTAATACTAAAGCTGCATCTAACTGGGCTGATTCTATAGTTGGTAAGAAAAACTATGGTAATAATGGCTGTACTGCATTCGTTAATGAATACTTACAACAAGCTGGTCAATCTACTATTGATTTGAATTGTGATAATGCTTATCTTAATTCCAAAAATAATGGTCAACCTTATGCTTGGAAACCTGGTAAGGATAATGGCGTTGAAGGCGACGTTGCATTAATTAACACTGCTGAAGATGGTTCATTCCCTGATGGTGTTCCAAAACCTGACCATGCAGTTATTGCAGATGGTCGTGGTGGTTATTGGGGATATTCTGCATCTCAAAGAAATACAGTTCACGGTAAAATGACTGACTGGGGTGATGGTGGTAGTAATATCATCGGTTATATCGCTTCTGGTGGTAGTGGTAATGGTGCTCAATTATCTGGCGATGCTACTATGTCTCAAACTGATATGATGAAAGCATCTTCTGATGATTACGGCTTAGGTAAAAACGGATTAAGATTCGGTAGAGCTAAAGGCGTATCTAAAGAAGTTCAAATGGCAGTTGAAGGACGTCAGAATATCGAAGCTGGATTTAAAATGGCTAAAGACCAAGCTAGACAAGCTGCTAAACTTGGTATGGGTACAGAAGGTGTACCTGAAGCATCTAGTTCTGACTCTCAAGAAGTTATCTTATTACGTGCTATTTATAATGAATTGACTAAAATTACTGGTAATACTGCTGGTATTGGTACTTTACAAGCTAATCAAGCACAAACTCAACAACAAGTAACAACAGTTCAAACTGGGTTACAAGGAGCTATGGCTACATTAGGTAACAAACTTAATGAAAAGATTAACATGGTATCTCAAAATATCCAAGGTCAAGTTAATAAAGTAACCAAGAATGTTTCTGGTAATACAATCAATCAATTACAATATTTAGCGTCTAAATAATATAATTCCCCTTAGGATCATAGTAATCCTAAGGGGATTTCTTTTGCTTTTGTAAAAAATTACAGAGTAAACAACGAAGTAATAAAAAATATGTATGAGATGGAGTAGGTATGATAAACCCTACACGATCGAAATTTGTGGCTAATTGGTAAAACTCCCACCATAACCCAGCAGGTACGGATGCATGGAAAACGACTCCATGCAGTGGTACGCCCTAACAGGCGTGCTTAACGTAAGCCCCTGCGGTTCCTCACAGTTGTCTGAAGCTTGCGAGAAGACCGGAAGGTCGCTCTTTTTTCGCTTGCTTTTGCTTCCTTGTGGGGGGGGAGGGGGGGCAAATATAAACGAAACGTTTATATGCCACATACGAAGTAGTGGAGTGCGGACGAGAACGAATGAGGTATGTGGCATATAAACTAATAAAAGTTTATATTCTATGGTTCGTGAGAAAGATGTGTTAAATTTTCAATTTAACAATTCAGGGATATTCAGAAACAAATAAAACAATTATCAGTATACTATTCAGTAGTATACTGATATATTAATTTTATCTATAAGAATAATAACTAATAGTATATCTGTATAAGTAATTAGTAAATATTGTATCAGTATAAAGTATATCAATATAAATTATTCTATTGAATAACTGTATAAGTTTATCTATAAGAATTAAGAGTATAAGATTATCTATTGTATATCAATTAGTATATAGAGTATCAACTAATAGTTTATCTGTATAGTAATTAGTATATAATTAACTTCAATAGCATTCTGTTGTATAAACAGTATTTTCAGTAAGTTCCCACTAGCCCTACGGGCGTGGGAACGGTATTCATAGGACGCAACTGTACTCAACTGAACTCTGTTGTATTTAAACCCCTTCGGGGATAAGAGGGGAGAACTACGTTCTCACCCTCTTAACTCCCCTCTCCTTTTTAATGACGCAACTGTAGTAAATATAAAAATTAAGTTAGTTTATATATTATTATCTTGATAGCTATTATGATATATTAGAAAGCTATCAATATTCTAATAAGATATATTTATAAAGTAAAGGAGTATAAGAATGATTAAATCACCTTTAGAAAGAATTAATGAATTAACTGAAGAGAAGTTACAATCAATACCATTCAAATATATGATTACTTTTGAAGGAACTGATTGTAGTTTTAAGGAAACTAATAGTAAAAGATTAGTAGACTATATTCAGAATAAGTTAGGATATAAAGCTAAGCTATTTAGTTTTCCTAATTATGATAGTAAGTCAAGTTATCTATTAACTAATTACTTTAAGAATACAAGTAAAGTTAAACCATTATCAGCAATAGATATTAGTAATCTATATGCATTTGACTTTTATGATACTTGGTATAATCAAATTAAGAAGTATTATGATAATGGATATATTATCGTAATGGATAGATGGGTATATTCTAATATCTACTATCAAGGTATACGAGAATTACAAACACTAAGAAGTGATTTATCAGTAGAGAATCTTAAGTATTATTTAGAATCAGATAAGTTAAAAGATTTTATGAGTAAGTATGATAATATTATTTATGATGAAATGGAATTACCAGATACTGATTTAATGCTAAAGATGATTCATGATAAACGAACTACGAAAGAATTGATTCTTAGTAGAAATTCCGATAATAATATTAATGAAGGAAACTTTAAGTATTTAGAATTAGTGAATGAACTATTTAAACACTTATTCATTAATAAGAGTTATTGCGTAAAGGAAATTCGATTAGATAAGACTAATAAAGAATTCCGCACAGAAGATGAAATCTTTAATGAAGTTAGATTAGAATTTGAAACTAACTTTAGATATCATTTAGATAAATGGAGAATGAGTAATGAGAATAATTGATAGAATTAGAACTTACTTTACTCGAGAGGAAATTGAAGATAAGAAAGTAGAAGTAATTAAGAATGGATTAGATGTAATCCTTTTGTATTGTAATTACTTTGATACTTACTTGGATAAGATTAATATTGTATTTTATCTTGACTTTGATGAAGATAAAGTAAATATCTTAGACTTAATGAAGTATGGAAGATATGATAATAGTACACATATCTTTGTAACTTCATATAGAGATTTATTAAATATGCGTTTAGAGAATAGAAGCTCATTAATTGTAGATGAATTCTTTGCACGTATAAGTGATGCATTAAACTTAGATACCATAACGAATATTAGAGCAGAAGATCGTGAAGTATCGAATGCATTGTTTAATATCATTAAAGTTTATGCTGGATATAATGATAGAAAGATTAAACTTAAATGTGGAGTAATTGATTCTCCGAATGATTTTGATCATTATGCATGTGAGATAAATAGACTTATTGGTAAAGAAGTTGACTTTAGACCATATACTTTGATTAAGATGAATTTGATAGAGATTCCGTTTTACTTCTTAGCATACATTGCTCCGTATGCTGAAAACTTAATAGTTAATATATGTAAAGAGCGACCACATGGATTTGTAAGCAATGATAATTTCATAGCTTCATTTGAAGGACGTTCCGCAAGTGTTAATGAAACCATTGCGATATATAATGTAATTAATTATGCTGATACATGCCCCGAATCGATACGTACCAGTATACTTCCACAGGGGTGTGCGTTAAACGTCGAATTTACGATTACACTAGATCGTATCTTTACCTGTTTAGATAAGTCTGAGAACGATGTTTTTAAATCATTCTTTAAAAATGAAATATTATTACATCTTTTCACAGAAGAAGATATAGATAATCTTTCATATACTAGAAAGAAGACTGATGAAGAAGTTCAAGATGACTTTGATAAAGAAATAGATGAAATTATTTTAATTGATGATGAAGGAGGTGATGAAGATGAAGACCGATAAAGATTGCAAGTTCATTGCGACTATTATTAATAGTCTTAAAGATGAATCTTGTACAAGATTTAGATTAAAAGCAGAACCATTGTCTTTTGATACTAAACGACACTTAGATATTCAGATGATTGATTTATATATTTCATCTGAAGAAATTAGTGTTGTATTTAGCAATGGTTATATTAGAATTGATTTGAATACGTTAGAAAGTGATGTAGCTGGTAATACATTCACTGATACTGTGGAGGTTTCTAAATTATTAAATATCATTGAGACAAAAATATTGTTAGCTAATATTAAAGAGGAGAATAGAAAATGAAAGTACCTGGATTGAATATTGATTATAGCAAAGACATGTTTTATTATTCATTTGCATTTTATTCAAAAGATGAAGATCATTTGGATAAAGTAGTTGAGGAATTTGCTGAGTACTATGATAATGATGTTTTAGCATATACTCATGAGACTCATAGAAAAGATGATACATATTACACATACGTAATCTTGAAATTCGATAGATACATTGAAACATTCTTCGATGTAGAAAATAGAATGCAAGAAGCTGGTATCATCGATGTACAATTTGATTATCGTATCATGACATTAGATGATTTCATTATCTTTGAAAGCAATCTATATTCTAAATACTTATATGAGAAGCATTATATCGCTGCAGTGTTTAAAGATAATAACTTACTTGATACAGATATAGTTAAATATTTTGGAGTTAAGCAATATCTTATCGATTATAATATACCGCAAGCTATTATTAATAAATTTGATAATGCTGAATTCTTCCCTGATAAGAATAAAGTTCTTGATGAATATTATAATGCTAATAATATAGATGAACGTCTATACTTTGCAGCATCTGATAATCATTATATTGAAGTACTTTTAAGGGAGCAATAAAATATGGCAAACTATGCATATAATAGTATAACTTTCATAGTACCAGCTGAAGAGAAAGATATAATTGATTTAGAGTTCTTAGCAACTAATATCAATTATCTCTTCAGTAAAAGTACTCAAGTTAATGATATAACTCAAGCTATATCTGAAACTTATGAGAAACCAATATATAACTTTGATAGACGTGATAACTTTTGTTGGATAGATGATGGTATTTCTTATAATGAAGATTATAATGAATATACTTTCGATATATCCATAGAAAGTGCATGGTCTCCAGTTATTGAAAGAATCACTGAATGGGTTCAATCTATATATCCAGGAGTTAGCGTTCTTGGTATGTGTGAAGAACCAGGATTCGAAATCTATATCAATATAGATACTGAAGGAAAGTATTATCAAACTAGATATCGACTATGGCTAAATGTTGAAGATGGAGACATTAAGGACTATTATTGTGATAATATAGAAGAATTAGTCGATTATCTAAGTCTATTTATTGACTTTAATGAAGAGCCAAAAGACTTATCTGAAGTTCAAGCTAAAGTTAATGAATATAATGAATCTGATAAAAAGATTAGTGGTATAGAATCTGCAGAAATCTATACGTTTGATACAGAAGATGGTTGTACATTTGCTGAGATGGATCAGTTCATTCCGCAACCTAAAAATTAACATTATGATAACCCTACTGAAAGGAGGTTATCATGAGAAATCCTTACTCTTTAAGTATGGTACAGTCAAGTTCTAATGAACCAGAGGTTATTAAACTTACTAATATTCCTCCATATGATTTAAATGATTGGAACTTGGCTGACCAAAAAGATTTCAAGAAATTCTTATCAGAGTTAGAGAAATCAGTACGTGGATCATTTGAATATCAACAGTATATTCAATATCTACGTAACTCATTTAATATGAATGCTTGTGCATTTTATAGAAACGTATCAAACGTTCCAAATCCTAAGATTAAGATTCATGTACATCATGATCCAATTACTCTATATGATATTTGTACAATTGTATTCCGTAAGAGACAAACTCTCGGAGAACCAATTGATGAAGAATCTATTGCTAAAGAAGTAATGTGGAATCATTATAATGGATTCGTTGGTTTAATACCATTATCCGAAACAGCTCATGAATTAGTTCATGCAAATTACTTATTCGTACCATGTACTCATGTATTTGGTGATTATAAAGAATTTGTAAATATGTATAAACAGTTCTTTACACTAGATCAATTAGATCTCCTCAAAGATATTGAAGATGCATCTGCATTGTATACTAGTGATAGAGCTAAGCATTTATTTGAACAACGGTTTACGTATGTTGATGACAGTGGAGCTTATGATTTACCAGATAAGCAAAAGATTATTCAAATGCTCAATGAACGTAAACAAGAGTTATATAATTCTTTATAGTTTTTATTTAAGTATAATAATTCCAACATATAGATAATTAAAAGATCACGAAGATTTGTATACAGCAGTGGATGATTAGTCTACTCCAGAGTACAAATCTGATCTATTGGAATTATTATCTAATGAGGTAAGAAAATGAAATTTGACGTTTTAAAAGAATTATCAGAAAATTACAAATTAGAAAATACTGATTCCAATGCATTGCAAGAAATGAGTCATGATCTACATGATATTCTAGAACAAGTAGAAGAACTTCAAGCGGCTCCTGAATTCCCAGTTGCGGCGGTTCCAGTTTTTGAAGCTGCGAAGGAAGATGGTTCTAAAGTTCTAGTGGTAGATGCCTACGACCTAGCTCGATATATGGAATCGGCTTTGGAAACGGATCCTTTGACTGCTATCGGAAATATCAAGACAGATAACTTGATTCCAGATGACGCTAAGTTTGCGGTCTTAATCGACAGAAAACGCTTAACTAGTATGAAAGAAGCAGCAGAAACAAATCCTGAATCTGGGCTTGTAAACGTTGGTCACGCAACAAACATGCTTAAAAATATTATCAATAAAGGCATTGAATTAGTATCTAAATAAAGACGAAATATACCCATAGGAGTTAATCTCCTATGGGTATTTACTTTTTATTTTGATCGTTACAAAGTATTAATAAAGGAGGTGAAACTTATGAAAGTACTTGATATCTTTTCAGATGCATCTGTATTAGGTAAAGTAGATAAAACTAAAGGTAATAGAGTTTGTGCTGGTGCTATATCTGTAATTAATGATAGACGTGATAAAGAATATCATTGTATTATCGAAGGTAATACTAATAACTATGGTGAATTGACTGGATTATATTTAGCTATCAAATTAGCAGCTGAATATAAAGATGAGTACACTGAATTCAATATCTATTCTGATAGTAATATCTCAGTTATGGGATTAAAAGAATGGATATATAATTGGATAACTCATATGGATGAGAATGGTACAATGTATACTGGAGCTGGTGGAGTAGTAGCCAATCAGACTATTATCAAATCCATAGTGGATCTTATAATTAATAAATTTGATCCAGAAATCCATCGGATTAATATTCTACATTGTAAAGGTCATGTAAATATCAATTCAGTTTATAGTTTAAACAATGCATATACTTGTTTAGCTAGAAACTTTAGACTAGTACCAGATCATCTAGTTGATTTAATTCCGTATATCCAGAAGTGGAATAATTATATAGATGAATCTACTAGAGCGTCGTTGATTAGAATGCAACACGGTGTAACTTATAAACCCGATGAAGGTAAATGTACGCCAGCGTTATTTGATGAGAGATTAATCTATCCTATCTATTTTAAGATAGTTAGAAATAAACTATAGGAGAGAATATAATGGAAAAACGTAAAATCTTATTATTTGTAAAAACAAGAAACTCTAAACGTAACCACGAGATTGAAGGTTATATTAGTGCTGATAGCCCTATGCTAGAAGCAAAAGGATTCTTCAACTACTTTGATGAAGAAGAGAATATTCATATCATCCCAGCAGAGAATATTGAATACTTTGCATTATCTTATAGTCTAGTAGAGTATGCAGAGATGGAAGGATTTACAGATAGTAAAGCATCTACTAATCTTATCAATAATACATATACTCTAGATACAAACCAAGATAAAGTAATGGATATCGAAGATTGTTTCTCCGTTGCTAAAGGTACTAAGTATATTGCATTTGATACATTTGGTACTGAAGTAGTTAATCGTATCTTTGTACCAATTTCTTCTGTTAAAGATATTACTATTCGTGACAATGAAGCACCTACACGATATAAAGCAAGCTTATTATTTGATCCAACTGTTCTTTTAGCTGCAGCTGGTGAAGGTAATGATCATCGTGTATTAGATATCTTTAAGAATCTAAAACCTACAGGTATTACTGAAGCAGAAGTAGTTCAATTATACCAAGCTGGTTTCTATGATTTGACTATTCTTCCAGAAGGGATTGCTAATGGTTTAGATGTATATATTAATCATTCTGAAGAAATTGATGATAATGATGAAGGTAACATCATTCGTTTCCATAAAGGAGACGATGGTTTCTTTACAGCACCTGAAGGGGATCTTGAACCTGTGAAAGAGGATACTGAGGAAGTACAAATACCTAGCGATAATGTATATGAAAACATCGAAGGCGATATAATAGAAATGTCTGATGAGGAATTATATAATGCTATAGAAGAGCAACTTGAAGTCCCAGAACGTCCATCTAAAGAAGATCATGACTTCTCTGAGAACCTAGCAGAATCTCATCCAGATGCATATGCTGAAGTTCAAGAAGAATTCAAACGTGATCTTAATAGACTAAAAGCATTCAGTAAATATCGTTTACAACAAGAGTTAGCTAATGATCATTTGATTAAAGCTAATAACTCACAATATTCCTCTACATTATTAGATATCGAAGAGGCATATTATGATATCTTAAAATCTACTGGTACAGATATTGCTAAAGATAGCGTATCATTTAAGAATAACCTATGTGAATATATTAGAAGCATGTAATAATTACCTCCCTAGGATCATAGTAATCCTAGGGAGGAATATGCTCTCTTTAATTTTTTATATGGGCATATATTATTATGGTGATCTACATATTTCGATTTAAAAAGGAGGTACCCATATGGATATCATTAATTTCGTAGATGAATTCGGCGTACCCCATTGCGTCGAAGTAGAGCAAAGTTCAAAAGAAGAGTATGATAGATTTGGAGGTTCCGAAATCACATTATCAACTAACACATTTTACGATGAGACACAATTAGACAGAGGAGAAGAAATTATGTTGAAACTAAACCCTGGCGTTATCTATGACGCAAACGAGAAACCTTTTATCTTAACAAGTGGTGGTCTTGCACTACCTATCAGTGCTGAAACTGAAGTAGAGCTTCACAAATGGGAATATGAAAGAGTAGCAGCTTATATCGAAGAGAAAGCTGCAATCATTCAAGAAAGAGCTATGAAGATCTTTAAAGAAGATATTGAACCAGCTCATGAACAAATGATGGCTGAGAAACATCACCATCAATGTGGTTGTGGTTGTAACCATGATCATAAATCTAATAATGGGTACTTTGGTAATCTTATTGCTAAGTATATGGGAACTGGTGAACCACAAGAGAAACCATATGACCCAGTAGCTGAGAATAAGATTCGTAAACCTAAACCAAAACCTTATAGTGGAATCTTTGGTCGTTATGTAAATGGAGATGCTCCTAACCCAATTAAGGAAGTTATAGCTCCTGAACATCATCAAGACTTCACTAGTAGTTTAAGATACTACATTGATCCAAATGGTGTAGTATATGTCCATCATACTAAGACTGGTGCAACTGATATTGCAGATGCTGGAGAGATTGATGTATTATATCGTCACTGTCCACAATTTAAAGTAGAGTATGATAATATGGTTAAGAGTCGTGTAGGTCAACCAATCTACACAGGTAATCCTATTCAAGATATGATGAATGGTATGGGAGGATTCGCTAGATGATAAAAACAGATAGCTCTGGACAAGTAGTCGGATTCAGCTTATCCGACCTTAATAATCCAGAAGCGATGGATATCATCCGTGGTAAGATTAAAGCATCTGAAAGTAGAATTCGTAATGAGTTCATGGCTCAGACTTTATCTTTACGGAATGAGTATATCAATCGTTTGAATAATATTGTGTGTGGTGTACACATTAGACCAGTTCCATGGAATGAATCTACTGATGAGAATGAAATCCATGAGTTCTTGAAAACACACCCTGAGTATCAATTAGATTACAATCTAGAATTGTATGAAGAAAAGATGCTTAGTATGGGATTAGATCCTACTGAAGGAATGTTTAGACAATTCCCTCCTGGGACTGCAGTTCTATCTTCTGGTGCAGGAAGACATCTTGCTTATATGGAACAGCTTAAAGAGCAAGAAGGTCTTAATATTCCTGACTTAGAAAACTTCATGGTTGGTGTATCTAAACAAGCTGATCCTGAAATAGATACAACAACTGATGAAGAATTGAATCAAATGGTACAAAATACATATATAGCTGATCAATATCAAATGCAAGCAGCTATTGGATTACCTCCAATGCTTCCAAATGGTCAGTATAACTTAGATGCATTGAACGTACCTTTCGGTTGTACAATTCCTTTGATGGAAGTTCCTAAAAGAATTTATGACCTAACTAACTTGCAACCTCCAAGAGATATCTCTGCAGAGATGCAAGACCAATCTATTCCTTATGAAGAAAGATTGGCTACTTATAATGCGATGGTTAAATATACTAACGAGTATAATGAATACATTAAAGGTGCTTGGTTTGAAGAAAACAAACAAGCAATCTATAATGAGATCCGTGCTCTTATTGACCAACGTAATACGATTCTCTGCTCTCAATGGACTTATATGCAACCTCAAGTAAGAGCCAGCTGGGAAAGAGAAATCAATAATATTAATAATCGTATTCAAGAACTCCAACAAAACATACCTAACCATCCAATGGATGACTTCTATAGATATGAACAACAAATCCTTGAATACAACTATCAAGTTCAAAAGTATAATACTAATAAGCTCAAGTATGAGCATTATAAGTATGAGCAATCTGTAAAGAATAATCCTAATATGGTTACATTCATTACAGCTGAAGAACTTCAAGCAAATGGCTGTTACTTTGATAGTAAAGTCAAAGAATGGGTAGATCGTACAGGTCGTCCATTAAATCCTGAGCATGCTCGTATATATGACGAAATGAATAGAATTAAGTCTCAAATGGAGATTAATGCTGAAGCTAAACAACGTCGTGATGAATATACTGAACAAATGTTTATGGTTAATAGTATGATCAGAGATTGCTTTAACCATTTAGGATATACAGTCGAAGATGCTAATGAAGTTGTTGATAGCGATCCATTTGGTATGATGCATGACTTGAATTATAATCCATACTATCAAACAGATGGTACATGGAATAGTTTTGTTAAACGTACAAGTCCTCAAATGGGTGGTAATGCTTATGACCCAGTAGCAGATAAAGATGTTAATGACTTGACTCCAGAAGAGTTCGAAGCATATACTAAACGTGCTGAAACGTTAGCTAGAAATGCTAGAGCTGCTAATGTGATTCCAATGTCTGAACAACAAATTCTTTATATGCAATCTCGTAGAGGTGCAGTAGGTCCTAATGGAACGATCCGTGTTTATAGTATGAGATCTCCATTCACTGCTAAACTTCAAGAGATTAATGAACGTCGTCAACCAGGTGAGCATAAAGGCTTGATGAATATGTTTGATACATACTCTGAAGCAATGCCAGCCTATAACTATTCTTTAACTCATGTACGTCCTAGAGATTTAAGCGGATTCTATGATCATGGTCAATTCAATGATGCTATTGAAAACTATGCTCATAAAACTCGAATCAGTAGAACTAGTGACTTGCTTAATGAGTTAGATGATAATGCAGCTTTTGCTGATGCTATGAATAATGGTATTCTTGGATTATCTTTACCTGATGAAATGGGATATAACTATAATAGACGTAGAGTAGCTTTTGATAACTCTATCTTAGAGCAAATGGAAGCAACTAATAAACCATTCCCTGAAGGCGCTAGAATTAAAGATCCAGAAACTGAAACTTATGATGATAGACCATTGAAAGAGATTCAGAAGGAAGTATATGGTAAAGCTATGGATAGAGCAGCTAGACTTAAGCAATACTTTGCTCCTGAATTAGGAGGTACATGGGATGCAACTGCAGTCAACGATAATTGATGATTTGACTGGCAACTTAGATAACTCCAAAATCAATAGTAGGTTATATCATGATGCGGATATCTACCAAAGTATGAATACATTCACTACATTGGAGGAGTTATTCGAATCTATTGAAGGTCCTTGTGTGTATGACTTCTTTAACGATGATGAATTAGCATTGATTAAGAAGATCATCTTTGATCGCAAGGATAAAGCCTTCAAGAAGAAGTTCCAGAAGCTAGATGCTATCATTAAACCAAAAGGGTTTAAGAGATCTGGTTGTGGTACAAACCGTGTTGTTTATGAGCCACTTGATGATAATGCTACATTCTGTATTAAGATAGCATTAGATAAGGCTGGTTCTAAAAACAATCCAGATGAGATCGTAAACCAGAAGTATCTAAAACCATTTGTGGCTAAGTGTTTTGATATTAGCCAAGATGGTAACGTTGGTATATTCGAACGAGTAGTACCAATAGAGAACCTCTATCAAATGTGGTCAGTACGAGAAGATATCTATAGAATAATGGAAACCATTGTTGGTAGATTTATCATAGATGACTTTGGTACTAAAGCATTTAAGAACTGGGGTTTAAGAAAAGGATTTGGTCCAGTGTTACTTGACTATGCAGACATGTATATTCTGGATCCAAAGATTTTATATTGTACTCATACATTGAATCTAGATACAACCGAGCAATGCCGAGGGGAATTAGATTATGATGATGGGTTCAACAATATTATATGTCTTAAATGTGGCGGGATTCATATGGCATCTGAATTCAAAGATGGTCGTAAGAAGATCGCTTTATTTACAAGAAAGAGGGAAATAGACATGACTATGAAGATCCAAATTTTCAAAAACGGAGAATTATATTGGGATAACGATCATGGTGTTTACACTGATGAAGTTAAAGTAAATGATTCTGTCGATAATAAGTTAGACATCACTTCTAAATTAGATCTTGAAGAGATTGATAAGATGAAAGAAAACTTAGCTAAACTAGAAGCTAAGTCTATTGTCAATGAAGAAAAAATTCGTAAGTATTATGAAGATATGCATAGAGAAACCGAAGAGTTTAAGAAAAAGAAAGCTGAAGAATTTCATAAAGAAGAATTGAAGCCTAAATTAGTTATTGAAGTCCCAGCAATTAATCCAGCTCCTCCACGTATCAATAAATACTTCGCACCTAAACCAGAAAGACCTGCTCGTGACTTAGAAAATACTATGCATAATAAGGCTCTAGAGAAGTTATCTGAGGACATGAAAAATCCTCAAAATGTGATTAAGATGAATCCTATTCACATTGAAAGCAAGGCATCTGAGCCTGTAGGAATTGATACTGATGGTGACATTAAATTAGAAGAGAAACCTGTAAAGGAGAAAGAAGATATGTTATTGACAATTGATCAAATTAAAACTTTAGGTGAATTTATTGGTGAAGCTGCAGCAGATATTGAATCCGTTGTAGGTACCGAAGATGCTTATAGCTATAATGAGATCTTAGAGTTAGATAAACAATTCACACGAATCTTGAAAGATCTTGATGATTCTAAAGTAATGCGTATTGAGGATCTTCTTCCAGATGTATTCTATGCTTACATTGATAGCGACATCAAGAAAGATAATGAAGTTCGTGTTGGTGACTTCCGTGAAGCATTGGGTGATGAATTAGCTAATGCTGCTACAATCATTCTAAATATTAAGTTGGACATTGAATCTGAATTCGAAGAAGAAGACGAAGAAGAACAACCTAAAGTTCGCCGTCGTCGTATGTCCACAAGTGATCGTTACTAAGAGGTGATTCGATGAATGGAATTACGTTCACAAATGATCCAACACTAGCTGCACAAGCTAGTGTTGATCCTGGGACGAGAGTGGTTATTGTAACTGAACATGCTCCAGCAGTTCTATTACAGAATCCTAATGTAGTTAAGCTTCCAGTATTACTTCCACCATTCAATGTAGTATCAGTCTATGTAGATTATGGTGAAGATGCATTCAAAGAAGCTTACTTGTCTTATTTGAATCAAGTAGATATCATTATGAATATCTTTCTTGTGGGTGCAGCTATGCATAATAAGAATGTAGTAGTATATACTACAGATGAAGAATGGAGTAAAGATAGTATTCCATTTATGGACGTTCTTATGAGTGTATTTGCAGCGTCTTTACAATTGCAGATGACTTATAGTGGTCCTAATATGGTATCATTCATTCCATCTGTATTTAGTATTGGTTACGCTGTAACTAACTTATTCCAATATGGATATATCAATGAGCAAAGCTATGTAAGATATATGGCTAATACTTCATTTGATAGAAATACAGTTAACTCTTATCTCTTGAGTAAGAATATCAAGTTAGATGATGAAGTTCCTGTAGAGTTACAAGATAAAGCATTCCAAAATATTATAGCTGTTAAGTCTGAAGATCCAGACTTGACTCCTGCATTGATGGGTGATTAGAATGAAGTTTGTATTTTGTACAGAACCGATCTATCAATATTATCGATCATATTTATATGCAGATGATAAAGATAAGTTGGATAAACAACTCATGGTAGAATATGGAGACTATAAAGACTTCTGGGATCTAAAACAACAGCAAGATGCTTTACCAGAGAATATCTTTGTAGCCGAATTGACATCAAGAGATTATCCAAGAAACCCATGGAATTATGTTAGTCAGCTTATCTCTAAGCTGACTTATCAGTATCTTATAGATAGCCCAGATTTTGAAACAATCTTTAGTGAAGTATTGTTTAATCAATCTGAAGTAGAGTTCTATGAATTCTATAAAGCTATCTTTAGATTCTATAATGGTTCTGAAGTATTCATCATTGTAAGCAATGATGAATATTCTGATATGGTTACTCAAATGATGTGTAATGTAATTAGAAGAACGTATGGTATACATCCACAGATCATTTATGATATGGATGATGTATATAGTATACGTGATGATATAGACTTCTCTCCTCAAGGAGCTCAACTTGCATACTTGCAACGTTCAGCTTATTATAAACTTGAGGCTAAGAAGAACTTTGAACCATTACAAATTTGGTATCCATTTGATATGAATACATATACAAATGCATTGGAGTAAACAATGAGATTTTCATCTATTGATATACTTATAGGTGATACTATCTATAAGTATACATCAGAGAATAAAATGGACTGGTCTTATCATTTAGATAAGATTGAACCAGAAAAGATTTTATATCTTGATGAATGCAATCTAGTATTAAATGATATCGACTTAGATGACGATAATCTTAAAGTAGATGAATACGATAACTTTATTAGAGTTGGTGAATTTATATTAATGACAAAACAAGATATGTTTGGAGTGAAGCAAGCTATAGTCGGATTAGATCCACATAATATAGAGCTTCATAAAGACTACTTTATTGCATTGATATTTAAAGTAATGAATATGGTTTCCAAAAACAATATTCAACTTGCTATTGATACACTAAGAGACTTCTACCGTGACTATGTGAACGGTGAACTCAATATAGAGTATTATAGAGAATTCAACTTACAATCTAAATTTAAAGTATCCAGTATGAACTACATTTATTATATCGATTCAGATCTAGTTGATTTTAAATCATTAGATATTAGCTATAATGAGAAAGTACTAAGATATATATCTTCTCTTATTTGGGGAGTATATGGAAAAGTATAAGTATATCCACTAGGAGTTAAACTCCTAGTGGTTTTCTTTTTTTGTTATTTTGTAATAGTTGGTATTCTTGATTGCATATTATTAAGGTGATATAATGATATAGTATTTATTTAGTGTTAGGGATTTACTATGATCCCAGAAAGAGGTATATCATGAAACGTACTCACGAATTTAAAATGTCTAATGTAAAAGCTTCCATGCAACGTCATCCAAAATTATGGGTTGCAGCAAGTTTCGTTGCTACATTTGTAGCAGTTGTTGATGTAGTTAATACATTGAAAGGTGGTAACAAATAATGTTTATCGTAAAAGACCAATTCGGCTACACTATTGCTGTATGTAATAACTTTGATAATGCAGTAGATGCTGCAAGACGTTTTACTTCTAAAGATCCATACGTAGGCAAATCTGCATATGTATTAGAAGGTGGTGTTGATGTATTTAGAACAACAGTAGATGAGATCGGATAATAAAATAATAAGGAGGATGGGAATATTCCCATCCTCCAAAGTTATTTATTTTTTTTACTTGTAGCACCATTATTGTTGATTGCTGTATATGCAGTGACTGCTAGGAATATCTTCTTAGCAATCAAGTCAGGAATAATATCTTCTTTATAGAAGAGTCTAAGCTTATTAAGCAAGTTAATAGAAATACGACCACTAACACTCTCCATAACAAAGTTACGAAGTTCTTGTTCTAGTTCAGTATTAATATATTTAGAATCTTGAATATTATTCATAACAGTGAATTCTTGAATAGATTCATTTATAAATGTATCAATAGTCTGTGTCATTTCATCTAGTGAAGTAGACATAGACATTTGAATCAAATCTAATTCTCTTTTATTTTTTTCCTTATAAGAATTAGCAATCTTATTAGCAA